CGCGCTCTGCCGCACTCAATGCTAGTAACTCTGGTGTAGCACCACCGTATGCCGCTGAGGACGCACCTAATCGCCCCTGAGCCGCTAAACGCTGTTCGAGTGCTAGACGTTGCCGTTCTTCTTCAGGGCGCTGTGCGGCCCGCATACGCTCAAATATGGCTTGCTCACGATCTACGGTAGGCTGTGCGGCTTGACCAAAGAACGTGCCAGCACCGCCAATTAACTGCTGTTGTAACGCTCGCTCTTCAGGAGATAGTTCCATGCCAATCTGAAGGCCGTCAGCAGTAGGTTGTGGTTGAGCAATGCCAAGTTGGTCAGCAAGTCGTCCAACAGGAACATCTATATTTGTAAGTAAACTGCCAATTTCTTGAGGCGGAGATAAACGACGACGCTCTGCCGCAACTTCATCCATTCTGTTTTTAATATTTTGATACTTGAGAAGATTTTCTCTTTCTGTCTCGTTTAATCTAGTTGGTAGGTTATTAAAATCAACCATATTTCCAAGGCCTATTGTAGGCTCTTGGCCAAACTCATTAGTGCCACCCCTAATACTTCTTGGAAGAGACATTAACTGTCTTCGCAACTCTTCATCTTGCCTGTCTAATTCACCCATTCTAGGAGGCAACATCATTGATGGTTGACCTAATGGCTGTAAGTCAGGGCCAGTACCATATCCAAACGTTTCTCTAGGCATTGGCTGACCAAAACCAGAAGGCATTCTAGGTTGACCACCCATACGCGCAGTAAACATAGCGCCGGTAGGAGTAGTCACCGTAAACGGTTTGAACTGTGACTCCATCTGTCCGCGCTCTGCAAGGCCCATAGCCTCACGTTTAGCCTGCTCACCAATATCACTAAGGCGGTCATAAGCCTCTTTGGTTAGCAAGCCGCCACCCAAGCCCATAAGCGCATCAGGAGAAGACAAGATAGATTGTCCGGCTCCCATTAAGCCGCCAAATATCTGACCTAGCGCAGAAGGTTGTTGAAATATATTGGGAGCGGTAGCTCCTGCACTTAAAACACTAGAAGGAATGCCAATGTTATAAGGATCAGAGTTTGCGATAGTGCCGCCTGCACCCGCACTAAGAGCGCCACCATAGTCACCAATATTGTATGGATCGCTAATTGTAGTAACCATTACTTACTCCCGTTAAAGTAGCTTACCTATCAAAGCCATTACGTTAATTTCTTGTAGTGATAAGGGTGATCCATCAATTTCTGATTCCAGACCTACCTGAACACTGGTGCCATATCCTGTGGTGTTTAAGCTACGTTGATTGGTTAGCTGACCACCTGTGAATTCTACTGTTGTGTATTCGCTTTCACCGTAGAACCCAGTAATCTGCGTACCTACCGTAAACTCTGCCGTAGCGTATGTAGTGTCAAAGTCATACGCCCACTTCATAAAGACCACAGAGTTGTTAGCACCAACTAATGTAGGCTTTAGTTTTTTAAGGATCTTAATTCGTGAGCTATCGCCAAACGTTAAGCTTGGGCTGTAATACTTAAATCGATAGCCCAGCCCGTTATCGCTATACCCTGTGTATGTGCTAATTCCAGCCGTTGTGCCTACATGCAGTGTGCCGTTATCGAGCCTGGTGTAAGCAGTAAAACTGGTAGAAGGCCAACGCGTTACACGGTATGAGCCATTCTCTATCGTGCCTCGCACATCAAAACAATAGGTTACGTCTTGCCCTGTAAAGGTCAGCAGATAGAAACCTTCTTCTGGGCTGTATACCGACCTAAAGAACTCTGTTTCGTTCTGTAGTGCGGCGATAATGTCCTTTGTAATGTTGTTAGACAGACTGCTAATCGGCATCGACTTTTCTTGGATTGTCCTGCCAAAACTCTTTAGTCCTGTATGCGACAAGAACAGCACGTCTGTGCCGGTGTACTGCACGGTATCCCTATCAACACAACCAACACCTGCTACGGTATCTGCGATTGACATGGTGGCAGGAGCCTCTGCTCCCTGGTACGCAATGATGCTGTGCTTACCAAAAATAATCAGCAATCCATTGTGTGCCGCCAGCGCAACAATCTCGTCATAGCCGTCAGGCCATACCTTTGAGATATCAATATTGCCGCTAGTACCACCAGACCAGTCATGCCCAATAAGTAGATCAGACCAGTAGATAGTAGATTTGTTAGAGCTAAAGTCAGCCGTCCAGAGCCGACCATAGGCCGCTAGAACTTCGTTGCCGTACATAGCACTGGCTACTCCGGCGGCACCGGACACGGTACTTAACTTGATTACTGAACCACCAGCATTGTCGTAAACAAGAGGTTCATAGCCACGCTGGAAAAAATAGATTTTGTCGTTAAACGTCACCATCTTCCAGTTGTCAGCAGTAATTGTGTAACTACCAGGCGTTTCATCAACTAACGTAGTTGTACCGCTAATGATCTTATTGTTACCTACAGAGAATATTTTGGTGTTGCCACCGTCATCCCTGAACTCTTTGATAGATCGGATAGACGCACTGCCAAGCACAGTCTTGTTAGTCGTAATAACACTATGACCCTTGCGTGCGGCAATACGTCCTCGCTTGTCGATTACAGCGTTATCTGCAATCTCAGCAAACGACGGGTCTTGTGCTAACGGCGAGTCTTCGGTGTTAACACCTTTAAAGGCCGGAGCTACAAGATTGATGCTTTGCAGTTGTTGAGCCATATCAAACCGTCCTAAATACCATCTCTTCTGGGTGCTTTGCCGCATCAATTGCTATGGCATCTGACAGATACTGGTTAGCAATCTGGAAGTATTCCGCAGTCGATGTACCGCCTGTCTCACCACGTTCACGCGCAAGCAATGCCACTGCTAAATGAATGACAGGTTGAGCAGGAATAAGCAGTGAGTCAGTATTGGCCGTTAGATCTGCTTGTCGTTTAGTTAGATCAAAACGAAGGCTGTATACGCCATCGGGCGTAGGGCCAACTAAAACCTGAGTATCGCCGTTACTGTCTAGACCGTTGTAGGTAAAGTACTTAGGCGCACCTTCTACTGCGTTAGAAATGTAAAGCGCATCGTTAAACCAATCTTTAGTTTGATACTCCATAAAACAATTTTGAGTATCGTTGATAACCGACATAACTTTTACGTTGTCGCCACCACCCGTTAGTGAATAGGTGTTGTCCGAAGCGGTTGTCGAGATCGTGAGTGTTTCTCGTAGTGCAGACCAGTCTGCCGCCTGACCTACTAAAGTTTTAGCATCGTTAATAAAGTCACCGACCATCTTAACGTAGGTGGTGCTTGTAACAGATGTGGTCTCTTCTTCTCGAAGCCGACGCAACACGCTGTTCATTAAGTTTAGGTATGTCATACGTTTCTAGCGCCTCCGGTAAACATGCCGATTTGTAGTGGTGTCGCAATCTTACGTCGAGTAAGGCCCTGTCTAAACTCTTTAAACTCTTGAGGTTGAATTGGGGTAAGCGCGGCTATTTGTCCAGGCATCATGGCTTGCTGTGCCGCAAGACCCATAAGTCCAGCGCCTAACCCTTCGCCTAACCCAGCAACGCCCTCACCAAGACCTTCAAGACCTTGGCCAATTCCGGCTACATCTGACATCAATCCGCTAACTTGACCGCCTAATGCGCCTAGCTGTCCTGTAATGTCACCAAACTGGCCGGTTACGCTTTGCTCAAAATCACTCTGTGCCTCTTGCTGACTAACTTGTCCTTGTCGTAGCCCCTCAATATCTACATTTACATCGGCAAACAAATCGTTAACAGTGCCGCCAAACTCTTCAAACTGACGACGAGTGTTTTCGTCTAACTGACTAACATCGCCCTGAACATTAATAATTGATTGCTGTAGATCACGACGCTCTTCTGCCGCTTCAGCCGCTTGAATTGTTGCACTAGCTTGATACTGCTCAAATGCTTCCTGCTGACTAACTTGGCCCGCACGTAAACCTTCGATATCTACGTTAACGTCAGCAAACAACTCATTAACGTCCTCGCCAAACTCTTCAAATTGTTGGCGTGTTTGTGCATCCAAACGATTAACGTCACCACCTACTGCAAGCAAAGCCTCCTGTAAGTCTCTGCGCTCTTCCTCTGCGGTTTGTTGCCCTGCCGCAATACCAGCAATAGATTGCTCTAGCTGGTTTTGAACATTGTTTATATTTGTTCCAAGCTGGTTAAGCTGATTGTTTAGCGCACCCTCTACAGTAGATAGCTGTTGCAGTGTATTGGCTTCTACCCCTGTGATCTGTGAAAGCAGTCTAGCTTCTGCTTCTGTTAATTGACGTGCCTGCCCTGCGGCTTGTGCGGCAAGCGCTTCTTGCAATTGACGACGCTCATCAGATGCTTGCTCTAAACTTCGAGCCGTTTCTTCCTGCGTTGTTTGAATTTGAGACTGAAGATCGGCGCGCACTTGATTAATGTTTGTTCCAACATCAAGTAGCTGTTGTTCTAAGCCGGCTTCAGATGCCGCCATTTGCTGGAGAATATCAGCCTCAATGCCTGTTAACTGAGAAAGCAAACGTGCTTCAGCGTCACTTAGTGCTGTAGCCTGGCCTAGTGTTGCGGCTTCAAGCGCTTCTGTAAGACTGCGCTCTACCTCGCTTACTTCTCTTTGAACGCCAAGAATAGACGTACCTAGCTCATCTCGAACTGAATCAAGGTCAGTCCCTATATTTTGTAGTCGGGCATTTAGTCCGCCTTCTACAGTAGATAACTGCCGTAACAAACCTGCCTCTACGCCAGTTATTTCTGATAATAGACGCGCTTCTGCTTCGGTAAGCTCTCTAGTTTGGCCTTCGGCTTGAGCGGCAAGTGCTTCTTGTAAGCTGGCTTCTACGTCACGCACTTCACCACGAACACCCTCAATAGATGTGCCTAACTCAGACCTTATGTTTTCAAGGTTTGCTTCAAGACCCTGCTGTACATTGTTTACAAGCTCATTAACTTGCTCTTCAGTAACAGAAGGCGGGAATTCAAGATTATTGATTGCTGTTGAAACAATCTGCTCAACCTGCTCAGGCGTTGTTGTTGCTGGCAAATTAGCAAGCTGTCCAGAAATAATTTCTAAAACTTGCTCTGGTGTAACACCAGGCGGGAATTCAATGCCTGCAACTACTTCTGAAACTATTTGACGTATCTGCTCAGGATCTGCATCTCTGCCTGGCTCACCCTGAGGCCCTTGAGGGCCGGTTTCACCGCGCTCACCTGGTGCTCCTGGCGCTCCTGGCGCTCCAGTTTCTCCGGTTCC